AAGATTGATTGTATTTACAGCACTCAGGCGTTGAGCTGCTTTGATCCTTCAGTAAATGATGAGCAAATAACGGAAGTTACCGAATCATTTGAGGAGGAATAAATATTGGATAAAGAACAACTCCTAAGAGATTTACCTGAATCCATCGCTCTAATAATCCCGATATCTGAATTAAAGAGTCGGGATCAAAAACTTATGCACAAACTTTTTGAATCTCAAGACGTTGTAAAAATGCTTGATCATGAAAGAGACATTCTTGAATGGTTCATGAAATGTAGCTTTCACGGTTATATGGCAGGCATAAAGGGATCAGGTGAACTATCAGAACCAAAACAACTTACTATTTTTTAAATGGCTAAACAGTACAACTCAGAGACCGAAAAGGATCTGCACCTGATGCGCCTATCTATCGAACGGATAGAAAAATATCTCAAGGAACTTTTACCAAAGGAGGTTAAACGTGGAAAGAAAGGATCTACCTAAAGCTTTAGTAGGTCATTCATTATTATTAATGGGGGGCGTAGTGATACTCCCCGCTTTTATTTATTTAGTGATGTTCCTATTGGAGCCATTTGTTGTTTTTGGATTTGGAACTTATTTGATATGGACATGCCTAAAGAAAAATTAAATGCCTTCTCTTTGTTGCTAAAAACATTGAGACATAACAGCAAAAGACATACATGCCCCTCCGCGCTCCAGGTCGAAGTGCTGTTACATGTAGCGGTGAAGCCTAGAACTTATGAAGAGCTGGCTGCTTTAACCAATACAAAAAATGGGCCTATCTCTAGAGCAATCGCAAGCATGGCTCCAAGAGTTTATAAAGGGGAATTTATTATGCCCAACATTTATCTGCTGAATAGAGATTATGACCCTTCAAAGAAAAGGTTCAAAGTTTCTTTGTCTACGACTGGAAAAGAATTAATGGCAGGAGTTGGTTTATTTAACTCTACAGGGACGTAACAAATGTTACTCAGATATAGTTTTCCTATACAAGCTAGATACACATGCTAGGCGGGAGTCCTCCTTCCTTGTAAAGTTTTTATTCTATCCATTAAGACTTGTCGCATGAACCACGATAAATCTAACATCACACTTATATTGAGCTTGATTCTCCCTATTCGCACTGGAGAGATTCATCTTGCTATTTATCAGCACCCCGTTCAAGATCCTAAAAGGATACGAATTGAGGGAACTGTGAGTCGCAAGAGATCGCCTCCAACTGAACCATGGATTTATCCAAACTCTCTAACGCTCTTGAAGCATTGGGCTCTCTTGCCCCAGGTAATTTCCCTATTCATCACGCGCAAGTTCTTCTATACATTGCGGAAACAGGGAGTTGCACGTATCGAAATATAGAAGAAAAGTTTGATGTGACCAATGCTTCAGCATCAAGAATTGTCCACACCCTCAGCGAAACTGTCCGCCATCGTGAGACTTGCCTTGGCCTTGTAGAGATTTACATTGACCCAGAGGAAGGTAGAAGGTACAGAGTCAGACTCACGAAGAAAGGTAAAGCAAAGATCAGATCGCTTGAGGGCTTATAACCCACAAAACCACGACCAATGGCCCACGTTATAAATACAAGCGTCAACCGCCGTAAGATTGGATGGGTGGTTGATGTTAAATACAGCGACGGAAAAAGAAAACAGTTAAGTAATAAGAAATGGACAAAAAAGGAAGCAATAGCAAGGGAACTTGCCATTCAAATGCTGGACTCCTCTATGCCTGGAGCTGGAGCAGAAGGTCTATACACCCTTAAGCAAGGTTTTAATGACGCAGTTAAATATGTCTGGTCGACTTGTGTCCCAAAAGGTCAAGAAACTCTTTCAGGAAGAGCTATGGATGTATTGGATTACTTTGGCCCGAATACACCTATTACTTCAATTAACGCTGCAAAAGTAATTGAATACAGAAAATATTTAATAGAAAGAAAAAATAATTCTAATTCAACAGTTAATTACAAGGTAAGTGCTCTCCGAGTAATGAGAGAACAAGCAATTGTTCATGGAGGAGTTGAAAGCGTACCTGTATTACCAAAAAATTTAAAAATCAATAAAAAAGAGATTGAAGTTTGGGAAGACGAGGAAAGATCCTTAATTGAAAAGTATTTAAGAAAGATTTGCAGAAAAGATGCTGTTCGTCATTTTGAATTTCTATGTGAAATGGGATGCAGGCCCATTGAAATGGAGAGAACAACAAAAGCGAGTTACAACTTGGAAGCAAATCCTCCGACGGTAACTTTTTTCAAGGCAAATAATGACAACAAAAATGGCAATAGAACCCTGCCTCTAACGCCAAAGGCTCACAAAATGCTGGTCGAACAAATATTGAATATGCGACAGGACCAGGGGCAAGTTTGGCCTTTAACATGCGACGCTCTCAGGTTTCAAATTAAAAAGGCATGTAGAGAATGTGACATTGAAGAGAAGAGCTCAGAAATAAAGATTACAAGACATACTTGTGGATCACGACTAGGTAATGAAGGATGTACTGCCCTAGAGATTGCAAACTGGTTGGGCCATTCTTCAACTCAAATGTGCGAAAAGTACGTCAAGATGAATAGTGAAAAACATACGACAGCATATAGAATCCTATCGAAGCGGGTCTAGCGATCTGGTGAACGCACCAAACTCATAATTTGGCTCAGGCGAGTTCGATCCTCGCGACCCGCATTGCAACATTTTTGTAAAGTTAGTTCGATGAATTCGGCATCGCAGACCACTTGCATCAATCTTTTGCAAGTTTGCATGAAATAATAGTGAAACCTATTGCCATTACTGGGCTCAATCGACCTCATAATTCGATGAAACAACGTCTTAGGCCCCGTGGAGCAAATAATTCGAGTCACTGTGTAGCAATTAATCCTGGCGATACGACCAAGTAACGAATAACTTGCACTTGCAAGCGCGATTTATTGAGTTGCAAGATATTCGGACCCTTGAAGAGGAGCAATTAGCACGACAATTTCGTGCAGAAAAAAGAGCTGAAGAAACACATAAAAGTAATGAAAGAAAACTTAAACAGATAGGAAAAGAGAGCGCATTGATTTATGGCAGGAAATTATATGGATTATTAGTTGATGAATTAAGCAGCCGATTAAATAAAACTTTTATTGAATTTGTAGAGAGTCCAAACAAGGCCAGATTTCATGGAGCTGCAATTCCATTCTTTGATCCTTTTAAGTCTCCAGAGCACGTTGCAACAATCGCCCTGGTCGCGACCCTTGATCAATTAAGTAGAAGACAAAGGATCGCCACATTCTGTCAAGGGTTAGGAGCTGCGGTTGAAAAAGAAATCCGATTAATGAGGCTGGCTGATAAGAATCCTGTGGAGCTGCGGCACTTAATGAGGCAAGGCTTGAGCCGGAACAAGATCAGCACAATGGAAATAATGCGGAAAATGGGATGTCCCGTTCTCCCTTTTAATGATTTAAGCAGGCTTCATATTGGTCAGTTCCTTTTAGATCACATAGTTCATACAGGCTTGATCAAAGTTATTACGAGAAAGATTGGTCGAACTACTCCCAAGTTTGTAGTTCCTACTGATCACGCAGAAAAAATCATTAAGAGCTGCCCACCCTCTACTTATAAGGTTGCTTATTCGGCATTGGTTTCTGTTCCTTACCCTTGGCCTGGACTATATGGAGGAGGTAGGCCAGGCAATGAAGAGAGTTTTGTTAGAGTCCCAATTCACGACGCTGAAGAAAAAGACACCACAGCAATAGAGCATTACAGGCAAGCAGACTTAACAAAAACATTTGTAGCGACAAATCACCTCCAATCTGTTGGACTTCACGCTAAAGGGGATGTAATCGAGTGCCAGAGGAATACTTGGGAGAACGGAACAGAAGGCTTATGGTCATGCGCGAAAGTTCCCTTAGATGTTCCTGAGCGATTAGGGCAAGATCCAGACCCAGAGGACTTAAGGATTAGGAATCGTCTTGCTTCAATGGCTCATAGAGACAGAGAGCAAAACAGGCCCAGGCGAATCAAGATTGAACGCTCGCTGCAAGAGGCCGAAGCTTTAGCAGATAGAACTGTTTATCAGGCTTACCACGCTGACCATAGATCAAGGCTTTATACGTCCAATAAATATGTATCTCACCAAGGCCCAGACTATGAAAAGGCCATGCTGGACTTTGCTGAGAAACTGCCAGTTGATGACAAGGCTTTTGATTGGTTATTGAAAGGAGCTGCTGGACATTATGGGCATGGAAGAAAGTCATGGGATGAACGCCTGAATTGGGGAAGAAAGAATATTGATTTGATGAAAGCAGCGGCAGAAGATCCGCTTGGAAGGCTTGAATTGTGGCGAAATGCTAACGATCCTTGGCAGTTTTTACAGGCTTGCAAGGGGGTAAAAGAGGTACTCGAAACAGGTAAAACAGGGTGTCCAGTTCGCTTCGATCAGACCACTTCAGGCTGCGGGATACTTGCGGCCCTGTTGAGATCAGAAAAGGTTGGGAAGGAGTGCAATTTAATTGGTGACGAACGCAGGGATCTTTACACCCTTGTTGCCGAGAAAGTAACAGAGAGATTGGTCAAGGATCTTCAATTTGGAGAGCCAAGAGAAAAAGCTTTAGCAGAAATATGGCTCCAGAAAGGAATTACTAGGTCTTTATGCAAGCAACCAATACTTGCAGCTCCTTATGGCGGTTCATATATGTCCTTATGTGATTCCTTAGTTGAACGACTGGATGAGCACCTGGGCTATGTCCCTCTAGAAAATTTCACTTACGAGGTTGCTATTCCTGCAAAATATTTGGCGAGTCATTTATGGGATGAAACAAAACAGAGAATTAAACCTTGCCTTGAATTTAAGAAATGGCTCCACAAAGTAACAAGAAAAGTAATGTCGAATGGTCACGCCCTGGAGTGGACAACTCAAAGCGGATGGCCCATGAAAATTGCAGATAGAGAACCACAGATCAAAAGGATTCAGACAATATTATTCGGAAAACATTCAACGATGAGTATTAAAGATCAGCCAAAAGATGCACCTTTATGTGCGACACAAGCCAATAAAGGAATAGCCGCGAACTTTACACATAGTTGGGATTCTGCCTTTTGCGTAAACTTCGTTTACAAGGCCGTGGAACAAAACATACAAGTTCTGACGAATCACGACTGTTTTGCGGTACATGCGGCTAACGCTGAACTCGCTCATAAGACACTTCACGACACTTTCGGTGAGCTTTACGCCCCCAATTGGTTACTAGGTTTCGTGGATGAAATACAGATGTCCACGGGGTTGTCACTACCTGACATGCCTAAGCAGGGCAGTCTCGATCCAAGACTTATCGGGACAAATCCTTACTTGTTTTCTTGATATGAAAATATTGTTCATGCGACGTTTACACAGGCGCAGAGTGTTGTATGTTCATTAAGCAAACTTATTGATGGGGATCAATTTTGGAACTCTACAAAACGCCACTAGGCGAAGCTCGTTGGTTTAAATGTTTAGGTGAAGCCAGAAAGGCATACGAAGAAGGCAACCCTAATGAATGGACATTGGAATTGCTACACGATGAAAACGATAGAGCTTTTAAAAAGTGGTACGAATCTATGGAGGATAAGTTCTACGAATTACACGGAAAAGATGCCAAAAAACATACTTATTGGTTTAACTGTCTTCCAGACAAAGAAGACCCAACTAAGTCTGTTACTAAATTCAAAAAGATTTGTTGGGTTAATGACAACGGCACAAAAACTGTTGGCCCTAATGTTATTGATTCGACTTGTACAAAATGGCCTGTTGATAAAGAAATAGGCAATGGATCTAAGATCCTCGTTGGTTACACCATAAGAAAGTGGGGCAACAGATCAGGATGTGGAATGACATTTGATCCTGTAAAAATAATGGTGATGGATTACGTGGAGTATTCAGGCGGTGCTGTTGTTTCTGATGATGAGTTCTTTGGCAACGTCCAAGGCGGCTACTCATTAAAGGACGACGCTGCAAAATCCTTTTAATGCTGAAGTTTAAGCAGATTGATTTACCTATACGTCCAATATCTAAGCCAAGACCAAGATCATTTATGGGCCAAAAGCGTCCATACAATCCTCCTCAATACAAGAGTTGGTTAAAAGAAGCCAAGGTTCATTTGAAAGAACAATGGAAACTTGAACCACTCACAAAAGTACACCGATTAGACATGTTTTTTCGTGGTGCAGAAATGGGAGATCTTGATAACAAATCTGGCTCAGTTATGGACGCAGCTAAAAACATTCTGTGGACAGATGACAGCGTGAAAGTTATTCCAAACCTCAATCTTGCTTTTACAAAAGTGAAAATTAAAGACTCTCACATCATTATTCAAATTACTTGGGAGGTTGATGATGATTAGATGTCCCAACTGTGGGCATGAAGAATCAAAAGTCGATAGTCAGCCTAAAAGTTCCAATGGAGAAATTAGGCGTTATCGGGTTTGTAAAAAATGCCACAAAACCTTTACTACTCTTGAATACTTAGCGGTTAACGCTGGCAAGACAAGAGGTTTAGTTCCTGATATTCCAGTTAAGGGGGGTGATGGGTGAATCCCGTTTTCTTCGTCACGATCCTTGCGACACCTGTAATAGCTCTGACGGCTTGGCGGTCTACACGGATCACTCGTTCTGTTTCGTCTGTCAAAAGTACATCAAAGGCGAAGGCCAAGAAGTTGAAAAAACTTCCAGACCGAAACCTGTTCGGCCAATGATCGACGTTGATCTAACTGTCCCTTGGGATGCGGATCACTACAGAGGGATACCAAAAAAAGTCCTTGATCAATACGGCGTTTACAAATATGCCGATGGAGTGGCCTTTCAATACAGGGACAAAAAAGGCGTAAACATTGCTCAAAAAATCAGAGAAAATGGAAAAACTAACTGGAGAGGAAAAGCCAAGGAAGTCGCAGGGTTTGGTTCACATCTCGCAAATCCTAGCCACCATGACGCAATCGCTATTTGCGAAGGAGAAATGGATGCACCAAGCATCTACACCTCCACCAGAGGGACAGTCGTAGGAATTTCAGTTCCAAATGGGGCTCAAAATGCAGGGAATTTCGTCAAGAAAAACATTGATTTCTTTAGTGCTTTTAAAACTATCTATATCGCCACAGATATGGATGAGCCTGGGGAAAATGCAGCCAATGATCTCGTAAGTCTTTTTGAAGCTGGAAGAGTTAGGCGTGTTGTCTTTCCTAAGAAAGATGCCAACGACACTCTGCAAGAACTGGGAAGTCATGCAGTTAATGAAGCAATTAAAGCAGCCAAGGAGCTGCGACCTGATGGGATTAAATCTGCTTCTACCTATGCAGGCTTAGTTAATAAACCACCAGAGAGAAAGGCTACTAATTGTGCTTTTGCATTTTGGAATGACAAGACACCTTGGTATGACAATCAGCTCATCGTATTAATTGCGGGGTCAGGTATTGGTAAGACAACGTTTGCAAGGGCGTTGGCATTACATGACATCGAGCAACGCATAAAAGTGGGATGGATTGGCCTTGAAGAAACAGCCGAGGAAGCGGTCTTTCGTTTCGTTGGTCAAGCAGCAGGGATTCAAATCCATGCCAGAGAAAACTATGCAGGGCTAACTGATGAGCAAGTTCAAAACATTGCCCAAGCTGACAAGTTTGTTACTGGCTCTGGATATCTTGAGTTATTTGATCACTTTGGATCTCTTGATGAAAAGGTCATCCTCCAGCGGATGAATTACATGGTCAGAAGTCTTGGCTGCCAACACATTTACTTAGATCATTTAACGATTTTAGGAAGTGGATTAGCACAAGATACAAGGCAGTTAGACGCTCTAGTTACAAAGATTAGAAGCTTTATTGCGGCTACTAAATGCACAGTATTCGCTATTAGTCATCTCAATCGCTCTTCTTCTGGAGAGAACTTTGAGAACGGAGCTGCACCAGAGCTGCACAACATAAGGAACTCACATTCAATCGTCCAACTCGCAGACACAATCTGGGCTTTGAACAGATCGAGGGGATCAAATCTTACTCACTCAAAATGTTTGAAAAACCGCATGTTGGGCAGAACGGGCTATGCAGGCTCCTTCGAGTTCGACGAAAAAACTCAACAACTAGCGCACAAATGGCACGACCAGGACATGCAGTTCTGACTTGGAATCAGCTCAACAGAGCCCAAGCAGTATTCATATTTTTCCGAGCTTCGCATTGGAAGCAAGCAATGGTTACTGAAATGTACCCAACCTCATGCACCGTTATCTACCAAGAAAATGACAGAGACCACTCAACAAGAATCGTTGACCTCGAAAACATTAGAAGCGTCAGGGAAATTGACCCAGAATCAAGAGATTCTAGTCAGGGCTCTGAAGCAGAAAGCTGAAGAGGCTTACAAAGAGGCACACAAAGAAGGAAACAAAGTTCAAGAGATTTGGAATGACGGCTATGTAACAGCTCTCCTTCACGTCTTGGACAATTACGGATGACTTCTGCTGAAAAAATTAAATACGCAGAGGAGCGTATCCGGCAATTACAACTTTTAATCAAACATTGGAAAAACAATGCAAAAGAAACTGTTCTATGACATCGAACCCGATGCTTATCGGGCTATTTCTGCCGCTCAATATGAATGTGAGTGGAGCCCAGAAGTATGGACTTATCAAACAAACGTAGACGAAGCTAAACATGCTGTTACCGCAGAGGTTGATCGCGTCCAAAAACAATGCCCTGACCACAAAATACTCTTGGCCCTGGGCGACTCCAGTAACTTCAGGTATGGTGTCTATTCCAATTACAAATCGAACAGACGTAAATTTAGAAAGCCAGCAGGGTATTCATTCTTGCGGCAATGGTTACGTGACACATTTGAAGTCATCACGCTGAAGCTAGTTGAGGCCGATGATGTTGTAGGAATCCTTGCTGATCAAGAGAGTGGAGATGTTATCTACTCAAGGGATAAAGATTTAAAAACTGTTCCAGGCTTTCACTTAAACGCTGAAGGCGAAATCGAAAAGATTCAACAGTTCGATGCTGATCAAGCTTTTTATCGAACGATCTTAACGGGCGATGCTACTGATGGATTCCCTGGATTAAAGGGCTACGGCCCCGTTGCAGCAAAGAAATTACTTGCTGAATGTACTAGTGAATTAGAGATGTGGGAGAAGGTTAGAGCTGCTTATTTAAAGGCAGCGGCTAAAGATCCTGATGTACCAGACATACTTTCTCAAGCTAGGTGCGCGAGGATTTTAAGGCAAAACGAATATGACTTCACGGCTGAAAAACCCGTTGAATGGGAGCCACCAACGTCTATCGAAGGCGTTTTTATTCCTACATACCACGACTAACCATGCCAGCAACTTCAAGATTCGTAATCGGTGATTCTGTAAACAAGAAAAGAACCTCTGGGATGTATACAGAAATTGGCCCTTCCGTTGGAGAAATTATCGAGATGAGGGTTAAACACGACAGAAGAGAACGACCAGGCTATTACTGCACAGTTAAATGGTCTGATGGGAGAACCTCAGAACATGCCCAACACATGCTTACTCCAGCTCCGTAAAGGGGGTGCTTATTTCTACATATCATGCTTAAAATAACATCAACGACCCTGCAGACCTAGCTTATGGCTGATCAGACACCAACCAAATCAGACCAACCAAAAAGAAAGAATCCTCTCCAAAAGATAAAGGAGGGGTTAGATGACACCACGACTACATTAATAAAAATTGTAGTGCTTGGGTGGAGCGGGGCCATACTCACATTAAATTACGTTTCCATCCCAGGAATACCTCAGCAAAAAATAGATCCAACATTCATAGCTTCAGTGTTTACAGGGGTTTTGGCCTCCTTTAATATTTCAACCACTTCCAAAAAAGGCGATGGAACTTATAAATTAGATGAAGGTAAAAGTAAAACAACAGGAGGAGTAAATTATCAAACAATTAGAGTGGAGACACCGATAAAACTTGTACCAATGGAGCCAAAAATAGATCCAATTACAAAGAAACCTATAGATCCACAAACAGGAAAACTTACATGAAACGACTACTAATTCTTTTCCTACTAGCATCACCAGCTAGTGCAGACATTTCGATTAAACACACAGCCTCAACAAGCCTGAAAGTTGACGGGGCAGCCGTCCAAGCAATCAGGGTTCCATCAACTTACGCGGTGTCAGGCTCAAACATGAAAGTCACAACTGGCGAGCATTTCGGTAAGTTGACCGCCCCAACTGCTACAGCAGCAGCGATTCTTGATGTTGGTGCTATGGAAGTCAATACAGTTGGATCAGCCTTTTCGTATTCAGAAAGCTATATCCAAGGCGATGCTATTCCAGCTATCGGCTCAGGTGTAGACGTAGCTAGTGGAGTTGTTGCTGACATGCCAGCTTTCGGTAACACTGTCGTAACAAGCGGTGGCGTAGCCGGAAATTTACAGGGAACAGTGCTGAGTTCTGGATTAGCGACTGTCCAAGCGGGAGGGGCGGGCACAACTGGAGTAGCACAAATGACCGCAGAAATTACCATAAAATGATACTTAATGATTAAAATATATAAGTTATTACTGCTTATATCCTTTACTGGAAGCAGTGTCTCTGCTGTTCCTGTTGTCCCTTCATTTTCGACCGGTACTCTTAACAGCAGACAAGAAACTAAAACTGTAGTAGCTGAAACTATAACAAGTGTAGATTTTTCAGGTTCACAATATGTTGTTTCAGGCCACAACATTGAGCCAGTAAATACAAATGTTATTTCTCCTAAACTTATAAAGAATCAACCTCAAACTGTTGACAACATCAACTTCACATGGACATCAGTAGATGTAACCCCAGGCAACAAACCAGATTGGAAAATAACCAATCCAGGCCAAGCTTTCAGCTTTGCGGAAAGCCTTCAAAACAGCGGCCTTTCAAATATAACAACTATCAATCGAACCACTACTACAGAATCCTTAGTGGAGTCGGTGTCTGTCTTTACTCAGTAATATTTAGTCAGCCTACTTTTGCCAGCAATACAACAATAGCATCCCCCCAAGCCACCAGTAGCGGGTCAGTGATTAATCAGGGAATAAGTGTGAATCAAGGTGGCTTTATATATCAAGAATTAGGTGATGGAATCCGTTGCAGTGGAACAACTTTAACGGTTAATCCCTTTATCTCTAAAGTCAATGCTTGGAAAGATCCTTTTGAGCCACACTACTGGGAAAATATATATGATGATAGTACAGATGACGATGGTAATTTAACTAATCCAGGCGGTGTTCTATATCAAAAAAAAGTAAGAACAGGACAAGCTCGTAATAATCTCTCCTTCAACTATGGAGTGACCGCAACTATAAGCGTTCCACTTGATAAGAGGCTATTAAATAACTGCGTGAGAGCCCAAAATAGTAGAGTTAAATATTTAGAGCAAGCATACAAAGCTAGAAAATTAGACTATTCTCTTAGCCGTTTAAAGATATGTGCTGAACAATTAAAACTTGGCGTTACCTATGCAAAATCAAGTGCAAGCTATGTGACTTGTGAAGATGTTCGCCTAGTAAACCCTCCGAATACTCTGCCAGATCACAAGCACAAAATTGAAGTTACTTCCGAGAGTCCCTCTGTTCCTTTCTCCTTTCAGAAAGGGACTTTACAAGAGGCTTCTTCTTCCGAATAGCCAGCAACTTTTTGGTAAATTTTTTAGAAAAACTTTTAATCTTTCCCTTTAGCTGTTTTTGAAAAAATCTGGCTAGGGGTTGTCCAATCACAGTTACACCAACAACTGAAGTGATAGCTATTGTCGATGTATTTACGAGGGTACTGGGTGGAGGCGTGTAGGAATTAATGACATCAAATAATGCTCTATCTTGATAAATGGTTTCACATAAATCACCATTCTTTTCATAGCGTAAAACTACTTTGGTTGAATACTTTCCAACCGCACCAGGGGGAGGAGAGTCAGGACGAGGACAAGGAAGATCAATGGTTTGATTTATTCCTGATAGGTCAACTTTTGGCAGCTCCAAGCCTTTAGAAATACTCTCAGTTTTTTGATTATTTTCTTCTTTTTTAGTTTTAGTTTTTGGTGTCTTTAAATTAGGAGTAGGAGGAACTATTTTTGTCTCTTCTTTTAATGGAGCAACCGTAGACAATCCATCCCAATCAACCGCCATGCTTTCAAGAGTCGGTACATTGCCGTCGCAGATTATTAGATTTCCACGTTCATCATTTTCTACAAGATTTTTATTTTTTAAAGTCCTAGCCCTTACACACCCAGGCATTTGAATCACTGGGAAACCTATATTGCTAGGTATCTGTGGGCTTGATGTACGAATAATTGTTGTATCAATAGAAGCATCAGGAATCTCCCTGATAACTATTTCTTCAATCTCCACTAGCAGTCAACAAAATC